CCCCGTAGACTTACTTCGATAGATACTTCTTTATTAATTCAGCTTTGCGTGGGTGAGGTTTTGAAGCCCCAGTGAACCATTGATACACCGACATACGAGAAACGCTAAATAGCTCTGCCACTTCCCATACTGGTATATCTTTGGCTATGCAATGCTGTCCAAGCCGAACCCCGATTAACTCAGGATTAGCAGCTTGAACTGCTTTGACCAAGCGATAGCTGTAGCCTCTTAGACTCATTCTGAATCGTCAGTAGACCAACCGCTCATCACGGCTTTTAAGTCACGCTTAGGTGTAGGCTCGGCTTTCTTTTCCTCACGCTTTTTAGGCTCAGGAATAGGGTCGGCTTCTGCCTTTGCTGCTGCAGTAGGCGCAGCTAGCTTCTTAACACCATCTGTTTGTGCGACAGTCATAGCAATAGCATTCTTAGCTGCTGGGGTTTCGCTCAACTTAACAGCTTGTTCCCACTCGTGTTTCTCTAAGAAGCGTACTGGGCGGAAGAACAACTTACCGACTGTTGAGTCTTCATCAAATCGCATTTCAGTAACCAAGTTAATTAAGTTGTAGCCTTGTGAGCCAACATACTTAGCGTATTGGTTAAATGGCATGTGATCTAAATCGCCAGGGTCTTTCATATCGTAGAAGATTGACTTGGATTGCAATGTCATTTGATAAACATCACCACCTAAATCAGAAGCTAAAGCTACAGCAATACGACGGTTCTTACGGCAGGCTTTAGTACTACCTTGACCAGAACCATTAATGTCTTGTGGACATCCTGTGCAGCTTGACGCTTGTGGCTCTTTAACAGAAGCATCAGGTTTCTCGCCATCATTAGACCAGCAATCAGGTGGAGCTGCATCAGCTTTTGGGTCCCATGCTTTTGCATAGAATGTTCTGGAAATATGCTTAGATGCATTAACGATTACAACTTCCAACTTGTTTGTGTTGGTCTTTGAAATCTCAGCGCCGTTTACTTTAAGCACGAACTTGTTTGGTCCGAGCGCAATGCGTTTAGTTTGACTCTCACCACCACCCGATAGGGCTTTAGTGACTTCATCAAGTTCGACTTCTTTAAGATAGTCGGGTAGATTTTGGTTGAACAAGGCGACGTTACTCATTTGCTTCTCCTTACAGTTATAGCGTATGTGCGTTCCACATTTAGGCCGGCGGGATGCATGTCCGGATTCTCCTCCAAGAATTGCTTCATGTTGGTTTGGTGAATTCTTCTTTCTAATAATTCGGGGGCTTTTTGTTCAAATAAGAACTCGTAAAACTTCTCCCAATCATTAGTCCAGAAACGTGACTTGACGCCTCGCATAGCAGTACCGTGTTGTGTTTTAATGCTGTCGGCACCAGTCTGCTTGCAAACCTCAAGTATCTGCTGGGAAATAATTTCTAGCTGCTCGTTTAAATCAGCTTCTTTTTTATCTGCTTCACGACGCACTTCATCACGTGCATCACGAATTTTAATATAGACTTCGACTAGCTTATCTATATTGGCAATGGGTTCTACCGTTTCGGCATCTTGTATCATTTCGTTTTCCTTAAGTTATTTCGGATCTTTGCCCGATAATTAATACTACAACAACTACTTTACTGTGTCAACTACTTCTTGTTTATATAAATCAATTATTTTTTCATGAACATCAAGCTTATTTTGCAACATATGATACAGCTTTGTCTCTACGGGACTACCCTTAATGTGCACTATAGTCATCTTATTCTTTTGACCTTGCCTATCAATACGAGCATTAGCTTGCAAGTAAGTTTCAATAGATGTTACTGGTGCATACCAGACGATGGTATCTGCTGCTGTTAGTGTGACCCCGTGTGAAGCTGCTTGGGGTTGTATAAGAAGTACACGTGGCTCAGATTCTTCTTGAAATTTCTTGAAAATTTCAGTACGTTTATTTACGGGAACAGCCCCATTTATAATTTCGCAGCTAATACCTGCCCCTCTCAAATACGCACTGAGTAGTTCTATTGTATGCGTGAACGGTACAAAGACAAGAACTTTGTGGCTAGCTTCGTTAATAACTTCTTCGATAACTCGTAACCGATTAGAAACGTCAAATTCAACAACAGCACCAGTATCAGAGTAAACAGCACCACCGCTAATTTGAAGCAGCTTATTGAGATTAATAGCAGCATTGACAGTGCTGACTTCTTCTCCATCAGCGACCATGAGCATTTCTTTTTTGAGGAGTTTGTAGTATTTCTCCTGTTGCGCAGTAAGGGGGGCGTCCCTGTAAACATGTGTCACCTCTGGTAGGTCTAAGCAATCTTTTTTCTCAAATCTAATTGCGGGTTGTAGTGCATTAAATACAGTTTGCTGGGCATCGGGTTTAGGTAACCAGCGATATTTACTTACGTTGACCATAGTCTGGTCACGGAAAGAGCCAAAGAATCTAGGTACATTGTCGGGCACACACATCTTTGCTAAACCAAACGCATCAGTAGGACTTTGTGCTGCTGGCGTACCAGTCATCATCCATAGCCAAGTGCGTGGAGTTAAGATATGGTTAAGGGTTTTCCAACGCTGCGTAGTAACAGTTTTATATGCATTAGCTTCATCGATAATAACTAAGTCAAAATTGTTTCTTGCAATATCATCGGCTACGATTTCAACACCATCATAGTTAATGATTACAAACTGTGCATCGCTATCAATAATAGCTTTACGTTTTAGCCTATCGCCATAAGCTACAGCAACTTTACGATGCATAACAAACTTAAATAAATCTGCTTGCCAAGCCGACTGCATAATAGATAGTGGGCAGATAATAAGTACACGACCAATACGGTTTGTTTCCATTAGATAATCTGCTGCCCATATAGCCGACGCAGTTTTTCCAGTACCTTGTTCATTAAAACAAAAAGCACGCTGGTTTAGGGTCAAGAAACTAGCAGTTTCTATTTGGTGCGCCATAGGCTTAAAAAGTCCAGGCCATTTATATTCTTTATTAATAGGCGAAGGAATGTTTTTTATCTTCAGCTTATTAAGGGTTTGTGCTTCTTCTAAACCCCAATGAACAGCAACCTTATGTATGTCGCCCTCTGTATCAATTACTTCGCTTTTAGGTATACATTCAGTTATTAGGTTCGGTCTGCGTGTAGTTATTACAATTGCTTTGTTATCGACTATTTCCATTTTTAGGTTTATTCCGCTTTACTGTATGGTCTGAGTTTCGGCTATACGATCTGTTGGCGCTGGCAGACTCGGCTCGCAAGTTACTGCGGACAGTCTTACCACCTTTGGATAAAGGAGTCTTGTGGTCGACATCCTTGCCATCCCCCTTGTGAACGACTCCAGCTTTCTCAAGCATACGGCGAGCTTTATTACGCTCGGCCCGCTTCTTCTTAACGGCTGGTGTTCCATCATACATTTCATACTCATGTTTGTAGGGTCTTGGCTTGTTCACATAGGGCATATCGGTCTCCTTCTTTGCGGAAATAGTAGACCGAACCATCGGCCAATACTATATATTTTATTCCACTTTGAGGGTCATCACCAAGCATATCCTTCAAAATACCCTCGATTTCTGTCTTATTAGGGGGGTCAAAATCAACCCAGCCAGCAAATGGAATAGGCTCCATTATTTAATCCTTTTAGCTATTTCACGGTTAATGTACCAAACTGCCTTACGTAGATCCTCAACATCATTACCTTTTTCATCGGCACGCCATACATACTTCATAGCATTACCCAAGTTAAACCCCATATGCTCAGTAATTTGAATGCACTCAACCCCACTTGGGTGGCTAGTGTAATGCTTAGGGTGATTAACCATATCATGTGGCTTGGCCTTTTTCTCAGCAATGCAGTCCCTGCAATTAAAGCCTTTTGGAAATGCATAGCTGTGGATTGTGCAAATTTCTAATTCATTAGTAGCCATGATTAAACCCTTGGTAAATAACCGCTAAACACATAAGAACCTGTGTGAGATAACTGTGCCCAAGGTGCTGCCCAAATTTTAAAGCCAGCTTCTCTTGCAATTTTGCAGAAATGATAGTCTTCCGACAATAAGCGATTACCCGATGTGGAATCAATACTAGTAGCAAAGTATTCTTTGATTTCTTCCCTCATGCCTACTTGACCATTTAGATCAT